ACACATACAAAAGGTAACCTTCCTACAGTAGAAGGCTTTTCTTTATGGATAGGCTGTAACTCAGCTTACCTTAGCGACAGATGTAGGACTAATAAAGTAATAGCAAAGGCAATGCAAAGAATTAAAGGCTTACAGAAAGATAAACTTGTCAATAATGGTCTAAACAGAAGCTATGATTCAAGCATGTCAAAGTTTCTCTTGATGAATAATCATGGAATGAGTGAGAAGAGTGAGAGCAAGAATGAGAATGTAAACATAACAGTTCAAGCATATACACCAGAAGACACAAAGGAATGGAAGAAGACAATCATAAATGGTCAGATTATAGACGTTAAGCATGAAGAAGCTTGACATTAAGCAAAACATATGCTTAGACTTGACAAGCTTAATAAGCTATGCTTATAAGTTTGACTTATTTAATAATTGCCTAGTTATTATGTTAGTCTTATATGTATAACTTTAGTGTTCAATGATGTTATGCTTTTAAGAATCACCTAGTTTATTTTTAACTTACATGTCTAAAATAATAGATTTGTATTCTTGACTTTATGTTTTGCTTAATTCTTGACATAGGGGGGGAAGGGGGGGTTTAACTTTGTTTTCTGATAAATATACATGAAGGGACTTACTCATATATAAAAGCACCTTAAGCCAATCATAAAGCCAATCATATAAGTTTATATTAAGAGGGGGGGTGTTTTACATTAAGTTAAGCATAAAGGTTTAGTAGACAATATTAATATAATATGTGGTAGTATATAGATGGAAACTAATAACGCTAAAGTATGAATGTAAGTATACCTAATAATTTTAAACCTAGGGATTACCAATTCCCTTTTTGGCAAGCAATGATGGGGGGATGTAAGAGGGCTATTACTGTATGGCACAGAAGGGGAGGTAAGGATAAGACTATGTTTAGCATGATGTGTGTCAAGGCTGCACAGAAGGTTGGGATATATTATTATATATTTCCTACATATAGTCAAGGCAAGAAGGCTTTATGGGATGCAATAGATAAGGATGGATTTAAGGTTGTAACGCATATGCCAGAGGAGTATGTAAAGAGGAAGGATAATCAGAATATGAGTTTAGAGTTATTAAATGGGAGTATAATACAGATAATAGGTAGTGAGAATATAGATGGTATAGTTGGTACTAATCCAATAGGGATAGTGTATAGTGAGTTTTCTTTACAGAATAGGAAGGCTTGGGATTATATGAGTCCTATATTAAGGGAGAATGGAGGTTGGGCTGTGTTTAATTTTACACCTAGGGGGGAGAACTTTAGTAGTGAATTATTTAGTATGGCATGTGGTAAGGATATATTAAGTGTAGGAGGCAGGGATGGATTAAGTGGGGTGTTTACTACGGGGAATGAGGAATGGTTTGCACAGTTGTTAACTATAGCTGATACAAGGGTTGTTAATGAGGAGGAGATATGGAAAGAGGTTGAGGCTGGTATTATTAGTGAGGAGAAGGCATTACAGGAGTATTATTGTAGTTTTGTAGCTAGTATGGAAGATGCTTATTTTGGGAGTCAGTTAAGGAAGGTAGGGGGTAAAGGGAGGATATGTGAGGTTAGTTATGATGAGACGTTAAAAGTACATACTGCATGGGATTTAGGTATGAATGATGCCAATAGTATTATATTTTATCAGACTATTGGAAGGGAAGTTAGGGTTATAGATTTCTATGAGAATAGGCAAGAAGGATTACCTCATTATGCTAAGGTATTACAGGACAAGGGGTATATATATGGTAATCATTATGCTCCATTTGATATTAATGTAAAGGAGTTAGGGAGTGGTAGGACTAGGAAAGAGACAGCTAAGAGGTTGGGGATAGATTTTGAGGCATTAGAGAAGACTGGTTTTGAGGATGGTATAGAGACAGCCAGGGGGGTGTTGAGTAATAGGTGTTGGTTTGATGGTGAGAAGTGTAGGGATTTACTAAATAAGCTTAGATTGTATACTAAGGAAAGCAGGAAGTCTAATAGTAAGGAGCATAAGGAGATTAGTAATGCAGCTGATGCTTTCAGGTATTTAAGTCAGAGTGTTGATTTAAATAATGATAGTTTACAATTTTTTATTCCACAACCTGTGAATGTTGATGTTTACGATTGAGGCAATCTGTTATTATAGAGGCTAGGATGGGCTTATTAGAGGATTTGTATTTAGTGTTAGTTGTAATACCATAATTACCTAATGGTTTATTAGTGGTAGTTTTCCAACCAAATGTAAATTCACCTGTAGGGACTTTATTCTCTAAGGTTTTTAGTAAGGAAGGTAGTTTTTCTAATGTAGTTGGATATTTTATTTTATTGTTGTTTTGTTTTATTACTATTTCTATATCCATATTAAGGTGTTATGTTACAAATAGAGTATACATATGTTAAGTATATAAGTCAATAGGTACAAAAATACCCTCTTTTAAATAACTATGAAGCTTTTTACAGCCGTTATTTGATGTAGGAGGGTTAGATTTGCGAGTCTACATTCTACTATATGTTAAATTGCAGTTAAAGTTAGTGTAAAGGGTTTTTGATTAATAACTCGGTTGAATTCTGTTTTTTAAGGATTATCCCCCCTACCCCCTTAAAGTAAAGTGGTAAGAAAGGTATATATAACTCGTATATCATTTCGTATTTATATCATACCCCAGTATTGCAACCAAGATTTTAAAACTCCCTACTGTCAATTCAGATTCCTTTTTCCTTTAATAGCACATGCCACTTCCCTGGCAATCCACCTCTCGTCTCATTGAGTCTGATTCACTTAGTTTCCTAAATGTCCAGTATGATAGAGGGTGATGAAACCCACTAGTTAACCTATTCACTAGATTCATTATTATAATAACAGAAAAGAAATAATTTTGTCTAGTTTATATACAAATATAACAAAAGTGTTACATATATAACAAAATTATATAAAATATAGACAAAATAACTTGCAATGTTTTATTATTATAGTGAAATAATAGTAAGTTATTTATATGCCAAAGAAAAAAAAGGTTAAGAAAGACTCTGAAAGTATGGAAAACACAAAAGATTTACTTAGTCAGATTAGTGATGAGTATGAAGTTGGTAAGAGATACTTGGATAGTAAGAAGGATAAGTGGGAGAAAAGGTTAAAATTGTATAACAATCAGAAGAAGGATGATAAGAGTATAGGTGACCCATTGTTATTTGGGGTTTTACAGACAATATTGGCTGCCCTATATGATGATAAGTTAATGGTTGAATTTGAAGGTAGGGAAATTGGAGATGACCCTAATGCTGAAATTATAACTATGCTTGCCAATTATGATTATGATAAGATGGGTAAGGATAAGTTAGATTATGAGTGGATGTGGAATACTTGTTTCTTTGGTAGAGCATTATGTGCAGTTATGGAGTTTGACAAGGGTAAGGTTTTACCTATTCCAGAATTGTTTGACCCAATGGTAACTGTAAGAGACCCTTTAGCTACTAGCATTAATGGGAATTTAAAAGGACAAGGAGGGGCTAGGTTTTTTGGTCGCCCTTTATATATGAATGAACATCAATTAAAGAATAGTGGTTTTATTAAGAGTGAGGTTGATAAATTGTTTGTAGGTGCTGAGAATTTCTCAGAATTAGGTGAGGCTAAAGAGGCTAGAGATGAATCAGCAGGTACAGACACGATTGTTGGGCAGGACTCTTCTGTTGGTAATAATAAATATTATGAGTTATTGCAATGGTTTACATATTATAAAGGAGAGAGAGTTATGTGTATAACAGATTCTTCACACAATGCTTTACTTAGAATGTGGAAAGTAGAAGGTGAAACATTCCCTGTGGCTGAAAGAGTGTTATTTCCTACTCCTAATGATTATGATGGTGTTAGTATACCTGATTTAGTGGAAGACAAACAGAGATATAGAGCTATTATATTGAATAATGCAGCTAAGAGTATAGAGAGTAATCAATATCCTACTTATTTCTTTAATAGTAATAAAGTTTCTGCACCTCAATATTTGAATTATAACTTAGATAATAAATTCATACCTGTGGATGGTAGCCCTGGAGACGTTGTTAAACCAATGGAGAGGCAAGTTATTAAACAGGAGGCTTTATGGATATTAGACCAATTAAGTAATAGTGCTGATAAAGCAACTGCTACACCAGCTATAAGGCAAGGTGGTTTAAGTCAGGAAAAAAGACAAGCTACTGAGTTAAGCCTAGTTAATCAAGGTGTAGATGCTAGGTATAGCTTAAGTGCTAAAGTATTTGGTTGGAGTGAGAAACAATTTTGGAGATTATGGTTTAATCTATATAAGGAGAATTATAATAAAATAGTTAAAAATAAGACTTTAAAACTTACTGGAGTACTTGGAGGAAGGGATTTAAAACTTACTGGGGATAACTTTAAGACACAACATGATTTAGATATAAAGGTTGAGAGTAAGGTTGTATCAGATGGTCAAAAGATGGATGAATTAAAGAAAGTAGGTAATTTTAAAATGTTAACTGCTCAAGATGCTACAGTTAATCAGAGGTATGTGAATAGGAAGCTTGCTAAGTTAAGTGGGTTTACAGAGGATGAAATGATTTTATTATATCCACCTACACCAGATGAAGTAATAGCTGTAGAGGAGAATGGTTTACTATCAGATAATAAGCCAGTTCCTGTTAGCCCTAATGATAATGATATTGAACATTTATTCATTCATAATCAAGCTAAGGACTCTAAGGCTAAAGAGGCACACATAAAGACGCATAAGGCTGCTATGAAAATAAAGAAAGAGAATCCAGCTGCTGTACCACAGCCAACGATGGATGAGGGTGGAAGAAGTAAACAAGAGGATAAAGGAAGCTTACCTAAAGTAAATTATGACTCTAACTTAATCTAATGGATATACAAGAATATGAAAATAAGAAAGCATTAATGATAACCTTGCAAAACTCTAAAGGTTGGCAAGTATTGATGGAAGAGTTGGATAACACACAGATAAAGGACTTAAAGAATAGATTGTTAACACAAAGGTATGACTCAATGGAGTTAAGAGATAAGGATGTTGAGTACTTGGAGTTATTAGAAGGGTTAAAAGTATTCCCTGAGACATTTATTAAGATTAATGCACCTTTACCAGAAACGAAAAGCGAATCAGTATACGAATAAAGTAAGTAGCACTTTAACATATAGGGAAATAAAAACAAAAATTTTGGAAACTCGCAGGATTGGGTTAGCCCAATAAGGCAAAATGCTTTGGCAGTTTCCATTTGTAAGTCTTACTGGGCTTACTTAGTCCTGTAGACAAGTCCGTCTATGTATATTATCTCCATTCTATACATAAAGACGTGTATATATAATTTAACATTATTAAAATGGAAGAGAAAGAAACTACCAACGAGAATATGGATTCTCAGAATGAAAATTCTACTAATGTAGAACACCAACAAGAAGACGTTAAGATTAGAGGAAAGTCTAGTCAAAGAAGCAAGGAAAGTTATATCATCGAGAGGAAGGATGATAGAATTAAGAAGCTAGAGGCTGAATTAGAGATTTCTAAACAGGCTAAACAAGACTTTGACCCTAATGACGAAGAGATTGTTGAGAAGATTATGCAAAAGAAGTATGGCAACATGTTTGAAGATTTAAAAGAGCAAAAAATGGAACAGTCAACTAATAGTTTTCTTGTTCAAAACCCAGAATATGCTCAAATAGAAGGATTCGAAGATAAATTCAAGCAATATGCTAAACACCCAACTAGGCAAAATGTGCCATTAGAAACTATAGCTTTTGAAGTAGCAGGAAAAGAGAATTTAAGGAAATTATATTCCACACAATCAACAGATAGTGTAAGCAATTCTCAAATAACTGGTTCTTCCCTAAGAAGCTCATCTGATGCACCTAAGTCGTATGACACGTCCCTTGAAGGACTTGCTGCGATTGAAAAAGAATTAGGACTTTAACTAAATTAAAATGGCAAACACAACTAGAACACAAATCCCTGCTGAGGTAAGTAATGTATATAATAAGAAATTACTTTATAGAGCAATTCCACTATTCGTACATGGTTTATTCGCGCAACAGGACAAAATCGGCTCAAGAAAAGGTAGTAACGTTATGAAATGGAGACGTTATGGTAATCTTTCAAGTGCTACAACTGCACTAACAGAAGGTACTACACCAGCAGGAAGCCAACTTTCAACTACACTAGTAGATGCAACTGCTCTACAATATGGTGACTTTGTTACTGTAACTGATGTGGTAAGTTACTTATCTCCTGATGCTGTACTTATGGAAGCAGCTCAAATACTTGGAGACCAAGCAGGGCAAACTATGGATGACTTGACTAAGGATGTACTAACAGCTGGTACTGGAGCATATTACTCTGGAACTGGAAATACTGCTACAGACGAAGTAGCTGCTGGAGATGTACTAACTCAAGGAAACATTCAAACAGCTGTTACAGCGCTTAAAAACGCTTCAGCTAAGAAAATCACTTCTTATATCAACCCTCAAACTGGAGATACTACACAAGCTGTTAAAAGAGCTTTCGTAGGTATTAATCATGTAAACATGACTCCTACAATCGAGGCTATGGCTGACTTTATTCCTGTTACTAAATATGGTAACATGGGAATGATTCACCCAAATGAAATAGGAATGGTTAAAGAGGTAAGATTTATTGAAACAGAAAATGCTGACATCTTTGTTGGTGGAGGTACTGGTAGCATAGATGTTTACCCTACACTTATTATGGGTGCTGATGCTTATGGTATCACTAAAATAAGTGGACAAGAGTTGACTAACATTGTTAAACCTTTAGGTTCAGCAGGGACAGCAGACCCACTAAACCAAAGAGCAACATCAGGATGGAAAGCTACTTTCGTGGCTAAAATCCTTAATGATGCTTTCATCAAAAGAATTGAATCTGCTTTAGTATAAACTAGCTACTGACTTTAGGGGGTGCAATTCCCCCTAGTTATAAATTTAAGAAACTACCATGGATTACAAAGAATTAAAAGAAGTTGCAAAAGGGCTTGACATCAACCCTTTCGGCAAAAAGAAAGACGTATTAGAGCAGCTTGTTATGGAAGCACAAAATAAGAAAGAGGCTGAACTATTACAAAAAGTAGATGTTAAAATAGCTGAAGAAGTTAAACCTGTTGAAGAGGTTGATGCTGTAGAGGTGGCTAATAAGGATGAAGTAGTTATTGAAGGTGAAATATTTAAGTTGAGTGAAAAGGGTAACCCTGTTCCTAACTTTAAGTTAACAGCTGCTAATGATTATTCATATCAGAGAGAGGCTACAAGGCTAAAATTAGCTGTAGAGGAGAAAGTACCATTCTATGTACCTCTAGAGTCATTTGAAAAACAAGGAGATATTGAAACTGTTGAAATAAATGGTTGGGCTTATTACCTACCTAAGAATGAACAACATATGATACCAATGAGTATATATAAGGTGTTACAAAAAAAGCTAAAAATGAGAGACTCAACAGTTATACCTTCAGAAAAAAATATCAGTCAAGATGAAAATAAACAACGAGCTTTAAATTAATAATAATATATGACATATCTAAATTTCGCCGACCTGGTTCGGTACTACACTAAAACGAATACCTCAACATTTACTAATACAGATATAATGTTGTTGGCTAACACTTACATGGATGAAATTTCTTCTGGCGTTATTAAGTATGTCAATGAGGATTTCTTTGGGTTGCCTGCTTTTACTGATTTAGTGGCAGCTCAGAGAGAGTATCCTCTACCTGAAAAACTAATAAAAATAAAACAAGTAGAAGCTAAATTAGATGGAATTAATTGGAAACATTTAACTGAGTTTGATTTAAACTACTATGACCACCCTACAGATGAAGAGGATATATTAGAACAGTTTAGCGATGACAAACCTCAATTCGATATATTTAGGAACTCTATATGGATTTATAATGGAAGTGCTATAGTTGATGTTGTAGGTGGTTTAAAACTATGGTATATTACATTACCAGCTAATATTACAGACTTGTCTCTTACTACAGATATGTCTAACGACCCTACAAGCACCACAGCAGGTTTTCCAGTTGAATTACATGAATTACTAGCAAGGAGAGTTTCTATCGCTTATAAGGAGAGTAAAGACAAACCTAAACCTTTAACAGAAAAAGAGAAAAACTTTAATGTTGAATTAAGGGAAACATTTAAGGAAATGAGAAGGTTAAACATGGATAAGGTTATCCAGATGATTACACCTTATGATGACGGGTTTGAATATTAATTTAAAACTTATATGGCAAAATTTACATATAACTTATCAGCTGGGGATAATAATACAAGAAGAGAGGTTGTAACTCCTGAATCTTTTAGCACTATTAGAGATGGTGCGCAAACTGCAAGTCTGTTTGGTACTGAAATCTCTGCTAATATTAATGCTTCAACCTCACCAAGTGATACATTTGAGAGAATAATTAGAGGAATGTTAAGGTTTTCATGGGGTACATTTGAAACGCCTATAACAAAGGCAGTTTTAAATATGGATGTAATAGAGGTTGTATCTTCTTTTGGAAGTATTACTCCTGTATATATAGCAGGAACTTCAGCTTATGGTTATGAAAATGTAGAAAGAGTGAAGTTTTCTGATGGTATAACCACTTCAGGGGAGCAGTCAATAGAATTAAATTCAAATGCACTAGATGTTATAAATGAAAATAGTACATATATATTCTCTTTACAAACTGGATGGGATATAGAAGATGCTGCACCTACTTGGGTTTCTGATGGTGTGGGAAGGGGAAGGATAACAGCAAGTAGTATAACATTAGATTTATACACGTCTGGTTTTACACCTATAGCTAAACCTACTTCTACCTGGGTTGATGAAACTAAACCTACTTCTAGTTGGGTTGATGAAACTAAGCCTACTTCTACCTGGACTGATATAGCAAAAACAGAATTATTAAACGGGACTAAATTGTTGTTAGAAAATGGAAGTTATTTATTACTGGAGAGTAGTGATAAATTACTTTTAGAGTCTAGCGACGGAGGAGATACTTGGACTCCTGTGGATAAAAGTAGTGCTACATGGACAAATATAAGTAAAAGTTAATTTATAAATATGGCAAGAATAGAGTTAAAAGATTTTAATTTAGGAGGAGAAAGTGAAAGTATGCTACAAGGTAATAACAACTCTCTTTATAGGATAGTTGGGTTTGATTTACATAAAGAGCCTGGGATATTGAGTGTGGGGGATGTGATTGGGGACTATACTATAACAGGCACGACCTCACTTAGCAAGGTGATTAAAACCGCATCCAATAAGGTGTATTATTTTTTTGAGGATAAGGTTTATGAAAACACTACTCTGTTACACACGTTTGTTTCGTCAGGCTATAAAAATGCAATTATGTATGGTGGATATGTGTATTATGTGAACCAGAATTACTTAGGTAGAGCTACTGACATTTCTGATAGCGGAACTTACGATGACACTTGGGTTACGTTAACTGGTAGTAATAATGGAGATATACCAATGGAGGTTGTGGAAAACACTCTTTATGTGCATTGTGGAGACAGGATAGCTACCGTAGACTCTACTGGTACTTTTAGTGCTAATGTTTTAGATTTACCTATAGATAGCGTATATTATCCAGGTTTAGTAAAATATGGTTCAGACTTGTTAATTGGTTGTACTACGATATATGGAAATCAAAAAAGCGTAATTTATAGATGGGACAGGTTTTCGGAAAACTTATTAAATGAAGTTAATATCCCTGACTTAGCAATACATAGTATGTTTAACTACAAAGGTATTCCTTTGATTTCAGCAGGATATAGTGGTAATATATATATGTATAACGGGAGTGGATTACCATTATTTAAAAAATTAGAAAACAGAATGATTATCTCTCCGAACTGCTCAATGGAGCTTGGGGATGAGTTGTTGTTGGGAGTCAGCGTTGTAGGTGGGGATGGTACAACTATCCCAGGTATTTACAGCCTAAAGGCGAGTAATGTAGGTTACCCTACTGTGTTGAGCTTAAAACACTCTATACCAAACTACTCCTTATATCAAGGTGATTACTATATAGATGCAATTGGTTTTTACTTGTCGAATCTGGACGACCCACAAACCTTAGCTTTTGCTGCTAAAAGTAATACCTTTCATCCTATTAAAGTATCGAACCCTACATATAAATCATCTAATTCCTACATAGAAACAAAAATATTAAAAGTTGATAGAGCTGAACAGAATACGTTTAAAATAAAGATTGCATATAAGAGCTACTTACAAGGGGTAGGTCAATCAATAAATGTTTATTCTAGTGTTAATTATGCTGCTTATGGGAGTGCAATGGAGGCTACAATAGATGTAGATAGAAATATAGTAGAATTTACACAGGAAGTCCCTGGGGCTACTACAGTGCAATTTAAAGTAGAGGTAACTACAAGCGGTAGTAGTGAAACCGCACCAGAAATAGAAAGTATTATAATAGATTACTAATGGACAAAGAAGCAAGACAACAAATTGAAGAATTAAAGAATCAAGTATTAGTTTTAACTAATGATTTAAATGGTATTAAAGAAAAAGAATTAACTATAAATGACATTAGATGGCTTTCTTATGGTGGTAGA